CACGTGGCAGGCACCCTTTGAAGACCTGTAGTCAAGGGTGGTGTCAAGGTCGTAGGAGTCAACACCCATAACTCCGAATGCTCCGTTGGGGGCAACAGCTTTATTGTTCTCAATCTTTCGTTTATTTCGAATATCAGCAGGTGCTAGCCAAGCCACACGCCACCGCCCATTAGGGTCGGGGGCGAAGATCACCTCACTGTCCATCTTTCCGTCTTTCCATTGGAAGTTGCCGATTACCACAGGGTTTGGGTAAAGTTCCTCGTTGTGTTGTATCTGCTCGTATATCTTCTGGATGTTGAACAGAGAGCTCTTGGTCGAGTCGCGGAACGCCTCGTCCTCGGTAAATGGGAACTGACGGATAATCTCGTTGAGTTCGTAGCTGTTATTCTGCTGGCCTTTTCTCTCGTTCTTTAAGAACGTCCTAGCACCTATATCGGTAAGGGTTCCGTCCTCGGTAATTGTTGGAGACTCTGGGTCTTCAACAATTGGCAGTCCGTACTGGCTGAAGAATCCCTCCATCGCATCATATGCCGGAATGAATATCTTATAAAGCCCGCTCTTGGTCCTTCCGTTCTCGTTTCGGTCGTTGGGGTCGGAGTCGTAGTACAGATTCCTAAACTCTCTGCCGCCCTTGTCAAGAGGGTTTACCGTGGAGCCCACCATCGCCTTTCCAATCACTCTACGACCCACAAGCAGACAGGTCCTATGGATTCTCCACACCTCTCTTATGTCGTTAGGATTCAGCCACTTACCAGCCTCATCTAGGAATAGCATATGGGTCTTGCTTCCGTCATACGCGTTATTAGTAGTATTCTTCCAGTTGATTATAGTATCCAGAGCCTCACCTCGTGAGGTAGTCTTGTTCTTCTTGGTGATCCGCTTCGAGGGCTCGCGGAAGGCAAGCTCCATCCTTGGGTTAGTCGTTCCGTCAATAATAGGAGAAAAGAAGAACGGATATCCCTTGAATATGGGAATGATCTTAGAGCCGAACACCGCCTCCTGAGCGTCTGTTCCTGTCTTGCTCATAATACCCAACAGTTTTTCCTTCACCTGACTTCCTTCGTCAACAAGCACTGCTGCACTCATATTGGTATACCCAGAACGCCTACACTTGGTGTATATCTGACCAAGACACCGAGGGTCTGATTCGCAGGCCGAGAGGTGGACAAACAGCTTACGCTGGAAGTCTAGGTACGTAGGGTATCCGATGTCTATGGAGCTCCACTGAAGAAACATATAGTGATGACCCGTGATGTAGGTCTCCTCACCGTTATTCATAAACCACAGGCCTTCCTTACGCCTCTTGAACTCCTGCTCGATGTAGGGGCTCCACTTCTGCTGGAACTCACGCGGTGACTCGTACCAGTCGTCCATAGAGTTTATCTGAGCGAGCTCCCTAGGGATGTCCTGACGCTTCCACATCTGCTGCTCTTTGGGTAGGTCGCTAAAGAGGAAACCCTCCGGCTTTGGTAACTGGATGCTGAGGGACTCTATCTCAATGATAGGTCCGTCCGAATTGTTCGGACAGATGTTTATCACCTCCTGCTTGTCTATTACCTTCAGCCCAGCCATTATCTTGCCATCCTCTCAGCGAAGCCCCCCTTGAAGTCCTTCTCCTTTTCAAAGGATCCGGACTCCTCGATGTCGCCAACAAGCTGCTCTAGCTTCTGCCTCTCTACGATAAGCTCCTTGCAGGCGAGGGCGGTATCCTTGATCGCTTGCAGCTCTGCCTTGCGGGCGGACCCCGTTAGATCGGGGTCTACCGGCTTACGTATCTCCTCGGTCATATTACCGATGGCAGCCTCCATCGCAGAGATGAGGTTACGCGCAGCACTAACTGTTGTGAACTTTACAGCTTTTGACATATCAGGTGGTGGATTTGCATACGCCACAGCTTGCGGCCATTGATGTCCATCTCGTAGTCTGCGTCCTTGGCGAAATACACAACGTCGCCCACAGCGAGACCTTCTTCCTCTAGCCACTGGCTTCCGTAAACGATACGGCCCCAGCGCTTTTCTGGTTCCTTGAGGGTGATGATTTCTATGAAGCTCTTCTCCTTGTCAGCATCAATATCGAATGGTTCTAGGAACACCCAGTCAGCAACAGCTATAAGGCTACCGTCGGGCTTCTCGATAAGGTATGCCTGGTTGCCCTGACCGCCAAAGGGGTCGTAGTTGACGCGGTATATCTTTTCTTTAGGGTCAACGACTTGGGTGTCGTTGAGCGCAACGTGGTGGTGGTGGAACACGTAGTCGCCTATCTCTAGCTCAGACTTGAACTTGGCAGGAATGCCTACAACCTTAGCCTTCATAGTGCGGTGTTGGAACTCGTTGAACTTGGTGTCGAGGTAAAGCTCTGACTCTCCCACCTTGATGGTGTCGTTTACAGCGCTAGGTATGTGCACGAGGATGTGGTACAATGGTATCATATGTTTAATTAAAATAAATAAAAGTTGTAAGTCGGTTACAACTAGAAGTTACAGTCGTACTCTACTATAACTGGCATACCCTCGATAGTCTTCCACAGCATAAGCGTGTCTTCCTTCTTTAGGTATATGAGGTACTTGCGCTCTCCGTGGTAGTGGAGGTGAGAACCGTCGAGAACGATTGAGTCGATCTCTCCGTCCCCAGCCTTTTGGCCTACATAGTAGGCTAAGGCTTTCAGTGGGTCGGTTCCCGCAATGATTTTTCTGATAAGTTCCATTTCATTTTAATTTAGTTCAAATTTAGCCAATAATCTATATTGGTTGTATCGTCGGCTTCGTCGTCTTCGCTGTAGGATCCCATAAGGTATGTGACTAAGGAAATCATCTCCTCCTTGGTGTCTACGTTGATGTTGGACACAGACTCTACAACGCTGTTTCCATCTATCTCGTCCACCACAATACCTGCTGATGCAATCATCATAAAGTCATCGATAAGACCAAGATCCTCGGCCTTGTTCAATATGTCATCGAAGCTGTTCTTTGCAAACATAAACAGCTCAATCCTAGCTGCAGCCTTGTCCATTAAAGCTTGCGGATGTGTAGGATAGAGTATTGGTCTATGCTTGCGGTTCCGCTGCCCGTCTCTAGCGCTGTGACCGCTATAAGGTCCCCTGCGTTTAAGTTGGCAAATGTAGACTGAGTTACAAAATGCTCGGTTCCAGTGCCTAATGTCGTTTCGTTGGCGTTTATAATAACTCCATTAAGCTCAAAGTTAAATTTTACCACAACACCAGCGCCGCCGCTCGTTGTGATAGCCATACAGATTGTGATTTGATATATCCCTCCATCCTGAAGAAACTCTACCGCGTCATTGGTTCCACCGTATACGCTAAGTAGATTTACGTAAGAGGCGGCATCCCCTACTTTGTTGGATTCTGTAGCAAGGGAGCCTATAGGCTGAAACTCCAAATACTGAGGTGATGCTGTAAGAGCTAATGCTGCTGTTGTGCGAGCAACAAGCTCAGGTGCTGACTGGTATCCTCCTGGATTTATCAGAGACTTAAGGCTGGAGTAGTCTATGCGCTTCCAAGTAGTAGTAGATACGTCATAAATCAAGAACCTGTCGCCGTTGGCGATGGTACCAATGTCAGATATAGACGATGGGTTGTCAAGACGTACCGTCGAGCTAGTGATGGCAAGGGGTAGGGTCGCCGTTGTAACGGCGCCTCCCGAAAAGGCGGCAGCGTTAAGGGTGCGCTTTATTACTTGGTTGGATGCGTTAAGGAAAAGTGCTGATGTCTCCGTGGATCCTGTGGCAGGAACGGTTGGAAACTCTAGGATTCCGTTGACGCCGACCTTGGTGGTTCCAATCTGAAGTGCTGTTGCCACTCCGTCTCCTGACTCTACGTTCTTAAGGGTGGTGGTAGCGGTGTTCGTCGCCAGCTTTAGCAGCGAAGAAAATGCGTTCTTTACCTTTTGTCCACTAAGTGTTGCCATATTTCGTACTTTTGCTACAAAGATACAATTTACTTCATTGGCTAAAAAGTTCAAGAAAAAGGAAGACCTAAAGTTTAGGGACTTCGCCTACCGCGACGATCGCGGTCCTACCCTATACAAATTTGTATGGCACGCCAACAAGTTTATGAAGCAGGAGTATAAGCTCCTGCCAATACAGGTGGACTTCCTTCTGTTTGCCTACGACCTAGAGTTTTTCACCATCGAGTGGATGGGACAACAGCTGTCGAAGTCATACAACCAGACAAAAGACTGGCTAACTGTTAGGATGAGGAAGCGGGAATTGCTGTTCGACTACTTCTCGATGGAGGATATCGACATCCACAAGGACACCTCTATGTGGTTTCGTGATGAGAACAGGTGGAACTACCGAAAAAGGTATTCACTAACCCAGCAGGGGCGTATGATTGTAGAGAGGTGGAGGGATATAGCCTCAGGTAAAGAGACTGTGGAGCTTCAGTACGACAAGAAAGCTGTCAATAAGACCATCCCCAATAGGGGAGAGGGCATTCCTACAGTTCTTTTGGGCAGAAAGCTAAAAGGCCACGAGGATACTCCCCTTGGAAAGAAGATTATAGCTCAGGCTAAGATTGATGGGCGGAGTATAGCCGGAATTTTGCCTCCTTCGAAGCTCCTTCGTGAGGGGTAAACTTCCCATCCTTGTCAGCCATCACATAGTAACGACCTTTCTCCATCATCCAGTGGTGGCCCGCTGGTGCTGGAACCATTACGTGGCTGTCTTTCTTCTTGGCCTTCATTATGGTTTTGCTTTTTTCTGTGCTTTCTTGCTCATCTCCATAACGGGAACGGGCGTTCCCACTGGGTATGGCTTGCCTTCTATCGCTGCGGTGATTGACTTCATACCACTCTTTACTGGTATAGCCTTACGCAAGGGAATAGCGGCTTCGTTCATAGGTCCGTAGCACTTGGCGAGAACGATTCCTGTTTCTGTGGTGTCAAAAATCGCACAGGGCATACAGAACATATTGCTCTCGCTTGTTACTGCGTAGTCTGTGTTAACGATAAACGAACGATTCTCCGGGTGCATCATCTCCCAATCCTGAGTCTTTGGATTGTACTGAGGAATAAAGCTAGAGGTGTCGAAGTACCAGTACAGAGACCACACTGACTTACCATCCCATACTTTGCTTCCGTCGTTGTTAGGGTATTGAAAGTTTCTATCTGTATTAAACTCATAGCCCCAGCTTGGGCTGAATCCATCCATAGCTAGGTTGGAGATTGAAGGCCCGTCTAACACTGGGCAGATAGAACAGCCCTCTTCAAACACTTTACCTTGAATCATAATTTGATTTCCGGTCAGCTCCGCACCCGATGCTCCACAGAAGGCATACAGGCCTTCGTGGACCTTAAGGGCTTTAGCGTCTTTTGATTTTTCGCTTGAACAACTTAGTAGTGCTGAAACAGCAAGTAGTGATAATAATGTATTTTTCATATTGGGGGTTGTTTACTTTTTAGATCTGTTCTTTACGGCTGATATAAACCTACGCTCGGTATGGTCGTAGTCTAGACCATCTCCGTTGCCGTACTTACCAGCTTGGCGGTTCTTTCTGTTGAGCTCAGCCCTGTACTTCTTACGCTCGTCGGTGGAGTGATACTCTGTGTCGTACTCCTTCTTCTTTTTGTAAGCCTTAGGATTGCTGTCGTAGTACTTCTTAGTCTTCACCGTTCTCTTCGTAGAAACAGGCCTTGAACTTGTAGTGAGTAGGAGTCTTGCCTGAGGCTTTGACAGCAGCTTCAAGCTGCTTCATCCCAGATGCCATATCCATTGACTTGATCTCAATCTCCTCACTAGACTCATCACTCATCTTACCACCGTAGTTGTACTTCTTGGCTTTCATAACTGTTTATTTCTTCTTTAGCATCTTGAAGTCAACGCCAGTAATCTTTCCGTCCTTGTTCTTGTCAAGCTTTACTTGACCACCCATTAGGTACTTCTTCATCTTGCCTCCCATACCGTAGTCCATTTTACCACCGCCGGCCATCTTCTTAACGGCAGCGGATTCTTTTGCCTTTATTACACGGTTCTCTACGCGAGCTGCTTTTCCGAGAAGTCGGTCAGCCTTACGCTCCCTGCCCTCGTCTACGGCTTTGCTGCCACGTGCTACAAGGTTGGCTTCGCGAGTCTCAAGTCTTTTGACTTTGTTTCCTACCTTTCCGCCATTAAGGTACATATCCATCTTACCGCCGCCCATCATCTTCTTGACGGCTGCGGCAGCGGGCTTAGCGGCTGGCTTCTTATTAACCATAAATCCTTGCTCCTTTAGTCCACGGTCAAACGCGGCTAGTGCATCGGGGTCATTCTTACGGATGGTGTTGCGCTCCTCGGTGAGCATCTGCATACGGTTTGCCTTGGCAATCTCCATATCGGTCATCTTCTTCTTTGTGCCAACAGGCGGCTTACCGCCGTTCTGGTAAACAGTCATCTTTGCTTTCATAGGTACAAAGATATTATTTAAACGGCTTGTATTTTGTCTTGGTGCCCTCCTTGTAGGCTACAAGTATCTGCTTTCTGTTCTCCCCCTTGCGGTAACCCACGTGAACCCAGTCAGGGTTCTTAGTGGTGCCGAACTCGTAGATGAGCTGGTCAAACTCTAGGTTGTCCTTGATAAACTCAAACACCTCCATATTGGTAACGCCGTTGCCGTGACCATCTTGGTCCAGGTCAAGAGCACGTCCTAGGTTATGGTCAGAGGTAGAACTACCCCCGATGGCCTTATTCAAGGCAGCAGATCTGTAGCCCGAAGAGATGTAGATAGGAACACCGAAGTGCTCACGAACCTTATCAAAGACTTCAGTACAGATTGTCTTTAGGTTCTCTAGATGCTCTGGGGTGGGCTCGTTGCTGATACCCTTGCGCTTAGCTGTGTCACTCTTGGTGACCTCAGCTAGCGATACGTAGTTACTTAGTTTCATAGTAACAAAGGTACAATTCTACTTAACGCCTTCTGTATATAGTGATGCAGATACTTTACCTTGAGTTATGTTCATAGCCCTTGCTGTTTGTGCTATATCTCTTCCATTTCTTATGTACAGCTTTACAACTCGGTCTCTGAAGAATTGTAAATTCTCAGACCTTGTACACGCCCTGATGTTCTTTAATCTATTATCGTTCTTATTCATATTTATATGATCGATATCAAGCTTAGAGTCCCAACTTACATTAAGAAACATATACGCCACAAGCCTATGGATTAATAAATATTTAATTGAACCATCTAATTGGTTAAGATGAATCTGTATGTAGCCCTTACTATTCTTACCTCCGCTTATTTTGTAAGGTTTTAAACTTCCAAATTTATCAAACACACGAAATACCTCCCCGTTACTAGACACCCCATACCTACACATACCTCCAGGTAGAATCCTGCAGTCGTTGCTGTCGAGCCATTTCTTTGTTGATTCATAGTCGCACATTACAGAGATACCTATTGGACCAGATAATGAATCATACGAGAACTCCCTGTCATAGTCTATCTCCACTATATTTAAGGATATCCCTTTCCTGACTCCATTAGTAGATACGACGGTCCAACCCCTGTCGTCACAGTATATCTTCTTTAGTGGCGATATATCACCTGCCTTGTTCCTGAATAAGTAAAATGCAGATCTGTCTGATGAGATTACAATCTTGTCGGACCCGTGGCTGTTCTTTATATGGTAGAGTTTCATTGTGTTATGTTTTTGTTGTTTGCAAATATACATAAAATAGTTGGTTGACAAGTTGTAAATCCATTTGTACCTTCGCATAGACTAAGGTCTATAGCACTAAAGAAACTAAGGTAAAGCGATCTAAAAGACAATCGCTTTAGCCAACAAGAGACAGGGTGTCGTCGCCTAAGCAGAGACACCCCACGTTCATCAGTGATAAGACGCTCAGCTACTAATGAATACGCGACAACTATAGTCTATTCGTTCTACCGCTATTATAGCTGTTCTTTACTCGTTTTACTTATTAAATTAAGCTAACAAGTAGGAGGTATACGGGTCCTTAGGGACCCTCCACCTCCCCAGCTCTAATCATTTAACAGCTATTAAGACTCCTACTGTAGTCAATGTATAGGTTTACTTATGCAGCTTCTTCCTCAACCTAAGGGTTGACGTCAGAAGCATCTTAAGATAAATAAATGTTTATGGTAGGCCTGATTATTTCGAATTAGAAATAATTATCTAGGGGATAATATACATATATAAACGTACGCACACGGATCCGGAAACGCAATCCCACACGTATACCCCTCGCGTTTGCTTGAATTGGCTGCAGATTTTTGGCGTTTTGGTAGGTGTGCTATGGTGAGTAACTAACTGCGTTTTGCTTGTGGCTTTGCGTTGATTTTGTTGGCGTTTTGGTTTGTTAGTTGGTATTGTGGTTTGGTTTGCTCTTCCAAAGAAGAGAGGAACAATCGCCCCTCCCTAACTACTTCCTTACCTCCCACTACCTCCCACTTTACCCCACAAGGCTATGGGTTATGCATCTACGCTAACCACAAGACTAAAACTTTTGTCGGTGATTATCAGCAAGTTATGGGTGGATTAGAAAAACTTTCACCTAAAAACTTGCATATGTCAAATCCCAATATCACCTTTACACCATCAATCATTTAATCTACCATCCTATGACTCCTACTGCTTTCTATTCCTACCTTACCTCCAAGGGTGCCTCGGTGCTTAATGAGTTACTTAATGATGCCCACCAAAATGTAATCCTTGCCGAGCATCCTCGTTATGGCGAATATGGAGGGATATGCATAATGTTCCCCGAATACGAGGTAGCATTTAGTACTGATTTCTTTGATACTGAAGATTTGACCGCGAGAGGTGACTATCAGCCATTACTGCTTGATGGTGAGTTAAAATTCGCATACGAGGTTAACTGAAGAGTCTTAATTAGACGAAACCTACTTCGGTAGGTCTTAACCACTAAAATCAAATCAAAATGGGAGAGTTTAAAGTTAGACTACAAAGCAAAAAAACGGGCCGAGAGGTAGATTTCTTAATGCGCTACACCGACAAGGCAGAGACCACTAAACTCCTACAAGTCGGCAATCTTCGCAAAGGAAGTGCGAGGGAGGAGTTCTTTACCGAGACCGAATTAGTGAAGTCGCTAATGAAGTTGCTGACCAATGAATCGGTATTTGTACGTAGCGTAGAATATACTAACGGCACACTATTCGACTTCCTCTTAGGAGGACTGAGAGTGAGCCGCACAGAGGCATACCTCACCGCACGTGAATTTATCGGTGACAATGCCGCCATTCAGTTGGTGAACGTAATACATAGAGATACTAAAGAGGTTAACTGAAGAGGGTTCAATACCCGAAACCCCTTCGGGGGTCTTAACCAAAAAAAACAATCGTTATGAAAACTTACTTCCTCGTAGAAAAAAACATTGACAACCACAAAATGTCCATCATTTCTGATGCCACACTCAAGGACTTCATCAAGAAGAATTGCTATCGTGAAGAGTACCTTGACCAAAGCATTAAGAGCGTACTTAATTCAATGAAGAGCGCAAAGGCAGTTTACTATGACCAAAACGACTTTGTGTCAATTGGAGAATATTTTGTGTGCAAGTCAATCGACCAAGCAAAGGCAGTAAAGCGCATTGAACTTCGTTTGATGATTGAGTGCCTTGAGGAGAATTTTGAATCCATTGATGAAATGTGGCCTAAATCAGAGACTGCATTAGGTTATAGAAAATTGTTAGTTTATTAAGGTTAACTGAAGAGGCTTGATATTAGCCGAAATGCCGCGAGGCATCTTAACCAAAAAACAATTGACTATGAAAACCTACGATTTATTTATGAGAAGCACCACCTACGGAACTGCCGAAGATACTATTCTTGAGGGACAACCTACGGAGAGTGCAATTAAAATTCTAAATGGCTTGCTATCTGATGGCAAGATTATAGCCTACGGCTACACTACTCTACAGCCTTACTAACCAATAAAACTATAGAACATATGAAAACTGAATTAAATAATATGGTACGAGCATATGGCGAATACCTAAATGCTGTTGGGGATTTCATTAATGCAACTGATGACCAAACGCGAAACAAATTAATTGCCTTCGACATCATTGAGATGCTATCCGTTGACCTCGGTGAACAGATAGAGGGAGCCCACAAAGTACTAACCAAAAATAAATAGAAACTATGAAAAATGTAATAACCCCAGCCCTAATTTGGAACGCAAATGACTTTGATAACAACTTAGAGAACCTGCGGATGAGAGATGAAATCACCGAAAAAACATTCGCTAAACTTAGTAAAATGAGCAACGAGGATAAGGTCAAACAACTTGAGTCATACATAGCAGATAATCAAGACCAAATTATAGAACTAATAAACGACATCATTACTCAGGGGATGATGGAGGACTACGCAAATAATAACCAATAACAAATAGAAACTATGAATAATCGAATAATTAAAACTGAAGAAGGATTCACATTCGTAAACGTAACTGACCTAGCGTTAGCACTATTTGCTACCAATAGTGTAGAACTATTTGAACTTAATGATGAACTGAACGAGTCGCTAATCACTAGCGAGGAACGACTCAAGGAGGTGCTAAAATTGGGTAATATAGTAGTAATGGAGGGAGGCAATAAAGAAGTCAAGGGACTCCGAGTGTGGACATACTTTGTCGGAACTGAGGAAGACCTTAACGACTTCGTCCGTGAGTGGGAGACCCTATTAGGTCGGAACGTAACAACAGAACTACGGCCCGTGCCGCCGAAAAACGCTTCCTGGTATTGCGAGGCATTCGTTAGTCAAGCACAAATCGATGAGTTCAATATGGACGAAGATTGGTTCACAATTCAATAACAAATAAACAATAGAAACTATGACAATTAGCGAAATCAAAAAACTAACAGCAGAAACTGCGCCCTACTACTTTGCAAGGGACACTATGCGATTCTTTAAACAAAGGATGAGCGACTTCAAAGTGAGTAAGTGCGAGGATGGTCGGTACCTAATCCAAGCACCATCAAAATACGGAACGTCCGTCAGGTACTTTAATCCAAGTAATAACGAGTTGGAACTTAAATAACAAATTGTTAATAACTTTCTCTTGCATATCTCGAAATCAATTATCACCTTTACATAGCCAATCAAATAAAAACAATTAATATGAACAACGAAACATCATCAATCGACAACATCATCGCCTACGAACAAGGCGAACTAAACGACCAAGAAGTCGTGTGCCTCTTCGCTGACCTTGTCAAAAGCGGTATGGCCTGGAGCCTTCAGGGCTCCTACGGCCGAACCGCGACTGCCCTAATCAAGGAGGGGTGGATAGACCGCGAGGGTAACGTTTCACTTGCTGTTTTAGAACTTTAATTAACCAATCAATAAACAAATAGAAACTATGGAAAAGATATTAACTATTGGCGACCTACGCCAAGCAATTCAGCACCTTAACGACCACGATGTGGTGGTGGTTGAAATCAGCGAAGACACAACCTTGGGCGAAGACCTGTATACCATTGAGTACATAGACGACTCAATTACTATGAATCATTTGGGGTTGCGAGAGGTTCGCCTTTGTATTTAATTAACCTAACAAACAAATAGAAATTATGAAAACTTATATCCCACAACAAATCATTGTGCCAGTATACTACCACATTGACGAAAACGCAAAGGTTCATTTTGACTTTGAGCAAATGACTGAATTTTTTGAGAACGAATTGAGCAACATATGCTCCACTGATAAACAAATTAAATACTAAACTATGAAATTTTACATCCTTCACGAAGCACATTCATTGTGCGACTACAACGACCACGAACCCTTCACTACATACGAAGCCGCAAAGAAGTTCTTTGATGCCACAAAGGCATCAGTCGAAACAAGAGAGCAAATCGAAGAAGTGTACCACGACAACGATGACGATTACTACGTACAAGTGGACGGGGACAGCATCCGAATATACATAACCGAACATCAATTATAAACAAATAGAAACTATGCCAAACTGGATGAGAACAGCCCTTGAAGTATCGGGCGATCAAAAACTACGAGAAGAATTCTTTAATGCAATTGGTCAAGGACTTGAGTCCAATCAGCCAATTGACTTTGAGAAAATCATTCCTCCCCCTGACAACTTGTTCCGAGGTAATCTCGGACAGCCAGAGGAGAAGCACTGCAAGGACAACAACATTCCCGACTGGTATTCTTGGAATACTAAAAACTGGGGAACCAAGTGGAACGCGGCCTATGGCGAGGTCAAGACCTTTGGAACCTACAGCAACGTGCTGTTCTTTGATACGGCTTGGAACTTAGCGTTCCCAATACTTGAGGAGATTGAGCGGATGCTAATAAACGACTACAAGGGATTAGAAATCTACGGAGAGTTCGTCGAGGAGGGCTACAGCCAGGCTGGGTTCATCAAGATGGATAGAAACGGTGGACACATCAATGAGGTTACCATCGAGATGGATGAAGATAATAACTACAGCGTACGCCACTTTAACGAAGACGGAATTCAAGTAAACTTTAAACACCTATAACTATTATGAAAAGCAAATCATTCTTCGGGCAGATATTCAGCCCACTGCCAATCGCCAAGGTTAGCATTCAGCGCAAAGGCGGCATCTACGTCCTAAGGGACGATGCCGACCAAGACCTTGGGTACGAGTTCGGGTCCTTCGAGCAAGCCTTTAGGTTCGCCAAGACTATGGGACACGAGGTTATGGACACGCAAACCTTTTGATTATGGAATACGTAGTATCATACAACCCAGACACCGAGAAGCACGATGTGCTACTTCAGGAGCCGTTCAGGTTCATCAAGTCATTCACCAACCAAGAGGATGCGTTTGACCTAGCAAAACAATTAACCAATAAAAACAACAGCAAAAACAAATAACTATGAAAGACTATTCAGATAAACCAACGGAGACCCCACTACAAAATTGCTCTGACTGCGACCGAGAGTTTGACCAAGACAACGACTTCTATGGCTACGACAAGGAAGACAATATAATCTGCGAGAGTTGCTTAGAGTCCCACTGGGAAGCCCCAACAATCTTGTATGAGTTTGACCCTAACGAGGAATCTATGGCGGTATTCCACTACTCACAA